GACAAACATTCTTTACAGATAGCTAAACTTTTTAGTAAGATTGATGACACTAACGATAAAATACAAAAGATATTTAACATGCTTAATCAAATCAGGTATTTTATTTATGGAGGGTTTGCTTACTTTTTAGCTTCTGAGGTAGGTATGTTAAATTTAATTAAGGTAGTAGCATGATAGCATTATTAACAAACGTAGCACCAATAGCACTAGGATTTGTTGCTAAGTTGTTTGCACTTAAAAGTCAAGCAGCAGCAGAAAATCAAAAGTTAATGATACAGAACTTGCAAGCACGCAATGATTCTATTAACCAAGCAAGGGACAGAGCAGACAAAGAAAGTCCTATGGCTGCCCTTAATAGACGAGTAATTATATTTGTTATATTAGCACTTATAATATTTACACAAGTAGCTCCAGTATTCTTTAATGTGCCTACAGTAATACCTAATACTATAGAAGGCTTTAATTTTCTTGGTATTCAGTTTACACCAGATGTAGTAGAATACATACAAATACAAGCTGGTTCAGTATTAAAGATGGATGAAATCTTTGGGTGGGCAACAATGATTATAGAATTTTATTTTGGTGCACAATTAGCCAAGGGGAAGTAGATGACATATAGACAAATTATTAATTCAGTGTTACGTAGATTAAGAGAAGATACTATTGCTGGTGACTGGTCAGGAGATTTAATAGATTCTACTACTGCATCAGACTATCAAATATTAATTGGTGACTTTGTTAATGAAGTTAAAAGAGAAGTAGAAGATGCTTGGGACTGGACATCACTAAGACGTGTAGAAACAGTAGCTACTGTAGCTGATACACGTAGCTATAATTTACCTAGTACATCACAACGTACTAGAACATTGTCAGTACAAGAACAAGAACAAGGACAAATGTTACAAGGTGTACCTGATTCATGGATTAGGTCTACACAATATCCTAGTCCTGACAGCTCAGGTGTTCCTTCTTACTTTTCTATTAATGGAACCAGTAGTGGTCTATTAACAGCTCAGATATATCCTAAGCCTAACGGTGTTTATAACATAAATTTTTATTTACTAGACCCACAAGATGATTTAACAAATTCAACAGATGTCTTGACATGTCCAGAGTTTCCTGTTATAATGGGGGTATGGGCACGAGCTATAGCTGAACGTGGTGAAGATGGTGGAACACTATCAGACATGGCACAGATGCAATATCAACAAGCATTGTCAGATGCAATTCAACAAGATGTAGGCAGACACTCAGATGAGGTAATTTGGAATGGCGTCTAAACCGATACAACCTTTAGTATTAGATAACATTGGAATATACGGATTAAATAAACAATCCTCCCCTTCTAGTTTATCACCACAATACTTAACAGCAGCTAACAATGTTATGTTAGATGAAAAAGGGCGTGTTACTACTAGACAAGGAATTAAACAAATAACAGATAACATTGGCGAAACACAAGCTAACGCTACTCCTGCTACTAACACACTACAAATTAAATCATTAGGTGAATATAGAAGTGCGACAGGAGCTACTACTTTATTTGCTGGTGCTGGTGCTAATGTATATAAAGTAAATACAGCAAATACTCCTGACACTTTAGACATTCAAACTTTTGCAGGTGGCACAACTAAGACTGACGGTAACTGGCAATTTACAAATTTTAATAATCAATTTTATGGTGTACAAGCAAGTAATAAACCTATTAATTATAGTGGCTCTGCTTGGTTAGATTTAGAAGATGTAGCAAGTTATGCTGCTCCTTCTGGCGTTACTAATTTTACACCTTCTTGTATTCTTGGAGAGTTTGGAAGAATTTGGACAGGAAATATCGGTGAAACTAAAGATGTTGTTTATTATTCAGATTTACTTATTGGACATAAATTTCAAGGAGGTCATTCAGGTTCTCTTGATTTAAGAAATGTATGGGCAGGAGATGAAATAGTTTCAATTAATGGGTTCATGGGTAAGCTAGTTATTTTTGGTAAAAATAATATAGTTATATTTAATGGTCCTTGGTCTGTTGCTTATAATTCTGAAAGTTCAGACTTTGCATTAGATGAAGTTATTGAGGGTGTAGGTTGTGTAGCTAGAGATTCAGTTCAGTTAATTGGTGATGACATTGTATTCCTAAGTTCATCCGGTGTTCGCTCATTAAGTCGTACAATGGTACAAGATAAAATGCCATTACAGGATTTAAGTTTAGCTGTTAAAGACGAAATAAGAGGACACATTGTTACTGCTGATTTAACTAAAGTTAAAGCACAATACGACTTATCTACTGGTTCTTATTTATTATCTTTTGGTGATAGAAATATTGTTTATGTGTTTGATTTTAAAGCAATGACTCCTGATGGTGGTCCAAGAATAACAACTTGGAACTTTGATTCTAAAAGAAATCCTGGAGCTTTTCTATCAACAGACGATACTTTATATGTGGGACTAGGAGCTTTAGATTATGCAGGAAGAGTAGCTACTTATTCAGGTTTTTATGATTTAGAAAAAGAAGATGTTACTTCTAGTTATGGTAATCAATCAGCATGTACAACTGCTGGTCATGTATGGGAACCTACTACAAGTAAATGCTATAAAGACATTAACAATACTTATCAATCAGATTTTAAAACTACTTGGTTAGATTTTGAACAGCCGGGAATATCTAAATTCTTAAAAAGATTTTTAGGTACTTGGTCTGGTGGTAAAAATATGGATGTAACATTAAATTGGTATAGAGATTATAGTGTTTCTCCTGATTCTTCTAACTTTACTTTAGACCCTACAGCTGGTGGTACAGAGTTTAAATATGAAGCTCCAAGTGCAAGTGGTACAACTTTGTATGGAAGTGCTAAGTATGCTCCTGCATTTCATCCTAAAGAATATAAAGTTTCTTTATCAAGAGCAGCTAAAGTTTTAAGATTAGAAGTAATACAAACAGTAAAAGGTTTTAAAGCCTCTTTATTAAACATGAGTATTTGGGCAAAACAAGGGAAAATAAGATGAGTCAATATAATTTAGTAGTACAATGGTCAGGTAAAGATGCTTTAGCTGACAATAATCCGGATAAAGTAGTTAGTGGTGATGACTTTAATACAGAGTTTCTTGCAGTAAAAAATGCCGTTAACTCTAAAGCAGATTTAACAGAAAACACACAAATAATTACTGCTGCGACAGCAAGTGCAGGAACTAATACTAATCAGGTAGCAACAACAGCATTTGTTACATCTGGAATTACAGCAGCAACTTCAGCAGCAAGTATTGCAGATGTGGTATATCCTGTAGGGTCTATATTTACAACAGTTACAGCTTACGCTAATTCAGCAGCAGTTGTTGCAGCAATAGGTGGAACAACTTGGGAATCTTTTGGAGCAGGTAAGGTATTAGTGGGTTTAGATTCTGGTGATACAGACTTTGATACAGTACAAGAAACCGGTGGTTCTAAAACTCAAGCCTTAACAGAAGCTAATTTACCTGCTCACTATCACAACTGGGCAGCTTCTGAATATGCTGGAAGTTACGATTATGGTACTAACTTAATAAACGCTAATAATACTGCTGCTACAAGTAGTGGAGTAAGCAATAGTTTAACTACGTCAACAGTAGGAAGCGGTACAGCACACAATAACTTACAACCATATATAGTAGTCTATATGTGGAAACGCACAGCATAGGAGAATAAAATGTCAGCATGGATGCAATTAGGAGCAAGCGTATTAGGAGGAATATTCGCTAATAAGCAAGCAAAGAAAGCACAGCAAGCAGCCAATCAACAGGCTGACTGGGCATATGAACAAAGTAGACCACAAAACTACCAAGGTATGTTTGGAGGTTATAATACTGAAACAGGTGAATATCTTAATGAAGATATGCAAGCTATGATGCAACAGTATATGGACAGGCAACAAGCAATAGCTTCTCAGATAGGAGATTATAGTCCTCAAGAATATGCACAGCAAATGTATGACACAGACTTAGCACTGCTTAATCCTGAACTAGAACAACAAGCTTTAACAATGGAATCAAGACTAGCACAACAAGGCAGGCTTGGCACAACAGGTGGAGCAGGTGCTTATGGCGGTTTAATGCAAGCACAAAACATGACTAGACTTGGACTCCGTAGACAATCTTATGATAAATCTCAACAACAGTTAGATGCTATGAGGCGTAGACAGAATGAAGATATGATGTCTGCTATTGGCATAGGTAACTTAGCTTCTGGCTATGGCGGTATGTCATTAAACTTTGCTAATCAAAGAGCACAGAATGCTTGGAACGCAGCTAACATGAGGTCAGGTGCAGCTCTTGGAAGAGCAGGAGCCACTGCTGGCATGATTGGTAGTGCTTTACAAGGGTTTAATAATCAAGAAGGTATGAGCTTTGAAGGACTAGGTGGATTGTTTAGAACTCCTAAACCAGCTTTAAATCCTTCAGGTCTTTATCAATATAGACCAAATCAATATTCAGGATTATAATTATGGCACAACAAGGATTATTTGGAAACCAATATCAACAAGCAATTGTTGATGAACAGAACTTAAGAAGGCAATCAGCTCAGACTGGTGGACTTACTGGATGGGCAGCAATTACTAATGCCATGTCTGGTATAGGTAGTGAAATAGGATATCAAGGTGGACAAATGCTTGGAGGTCAAACGCCTGCTCAAATACAACAAGCTAATTTTCAAGCTGTTATAAACAGTGTTCCTGATTTTGACCCTATGAATCCTGAAAGCTTACAAAAAATGTCCTCAGCTATGTGGAAGGGTGGTTTTTATAATGAAGGAATGAACTTATTAAACACAAGTCAATCTATGCTTAAAGACAATGCTCTTATAGATTTATATGCAGCACAAGCAGAAGATGAAAGACGTGTTAAAGCTGGTCCTGATACTAGAACAAATAGTAAAAAACTGTATGATGAGCAGGTTGCTGAAGGAACTGTTACATCAACTTTTAAAGCTTGGCTTGATACTCAAGACTTAACTAATGATGAAAAACTATTTGAAGCTGCAGTAGCTGACGGTTCTTGGAATTTAGACCAAGGTGGTATTAAAGACTTTGTAGACAGAAATGTTAAGGAAGATGTAGTTGAAGCAAAAGACTGGAAATTTAGTGATGTTCCTTCTCAACTTAGAGCTGATATTGAAACACAAGTTAAGAAAATTTGGGATTACGGTGCTGGAACTTTAGGCGGAATAGATACAGACTATAAATGGAAAGATATGGTTACTCAAGTTTATTTTATTTCTAAAAACTTAGGAATAACTCCTTATGATTTATTAAATAATCCTATTACAGTTGATGGAACAGAAAGAAGAGTAACGGATACTGATATAATGAAAAATTGGAGAACAGTTTTTAACGTATCTTCTTCAATTGCAGGTACTGGCGACCCTGAAGGTGGTTTTGAAGAAGAATTAACAAAGTAATCTATGGCAGTAGCACAAAATCGTTTTGGAATAAAAGGAACTGTAGA